TCTACAAACTAAACTATCAAAAGTTCATTGAGTATAATATTGGTGATGTTTCTCTAATTGAAGAACTAGAAGATAAACTAAAGTTGATTGAACTTGCATTGACTTTGGCGTATGACAGCAAAACAAATTATGATGACGTTTTCACACAAGTTCGTATGTGGGATACTATCATCTATAACTTTCTACGCCGAGATAACATAATTGTTCCACCAACAGAAAAGAAAAGCAAGTCAGAAGCATTTGAAGGTGCTTATGTCAAAGAACCTCAAGTAGGTAAACATGATTGGGTTGCATCATTTGACTTGAACAGTCTGTATCCACATTTGATTATGCAATATAATCTATCACCAGAAATGCTTGTTGATCCTGATGATTACACAGAAGAAATGTCAAGAATCATCAACAGTCGTGTTTCTGTAGATAAGTTATTGAAGAAAGAAATTGACACAACAGAATTAAACAATGTAACTCTCACGCCAAACGGTCAGTTCTTCAGAACAGACAAACAAGGTTTTCTTCCTAAGCTTATGGCTGAGATGTATGAAGATCGTAAGAAATACAAAAAGAAATCACTTGAAGCAAAGCAAGAACTTGAAAATGAGAAGAACAAATCTAAACATTTCGAGATACAGAAACGAATAGCCAGATTCAATAATCTACAGCTTGCAAAGAAAGTATGTTTAAATTCAGCATACGGTGCAATGGGTAATGAATACTTCCGTTTCTATGATCTGCGTATCGCTCTTGCAGTTACATCAGCAGGTCAGCTTTCTATTCGTTGGATTGAAAACAAACTCAACGAATATATGAACAAACTAATAAAAACGGAAGGAGTCGATTATGTTATTGCGTCAGATACAGATTCGATTTATCTCAAGCTTGGTTCACTTGTATGCAAAGTCTTTCAACCACTACAGTCACCCGATAAAGTTATCGCCTTCATGGACAAGGTCTGTGAGGATAAGATTCAACCTTATATCGACAAAAGTTATCAGGAACTTGCTGATTATGTTCACGCATACGACCAAAAGATGCAAATGAAAAGAGAAGCTTTGGCTGACAAAGCAATCTGGACTGCAAAGAAACGATACATCATGAATGTATATAACAACGAAGGTGTGCAATATGCTGAACCTGACTTGAAAGTGATGGGTCTTGAAATGGTGAAATCATCAACACCAGCACCTATTCGTGAGAAGATGGAAGAAACAATTAAGTTGATGATGAATGGTACAGAAGAAGATGTGCAGAAGTTTGTTGCCAACTTCAAAGAAGAATTTAAGAAATTTTCACCTGAAGAAATTTCGTTTCCTCGTGGTATTCGTGGCATCAAAAAATATTCCGACTCTGTTACTTTGTATACCAAAGGAACACCCATTCATGTTAAGGGAGCAATCATATATAATACTGCTCTCAAACAAAAAGGATTGGATAAAAAATATCCACTCATCAACGATGGAGAAAAAATCAAGTTCTCTTACTTGAAAACACCAAATCCATTCAAAGAAACAGTTATATCTTTTCCAGTAACTCTACCCAAAGAGTTTGACTTACAAAAGTATATCGATTATGATATGCAATTCGAGAAAGCTTTTGTCGAACCAATTAAGGTTGTTTTAGATTGTATGAATTGGAATATTGAGAAGCAAAGTACACTTGAGGATTTCTTCGGATGATAATCGTTATATTAACACTGCTAAATGCCATATTTTTATCTGCTGTTGCTGCCTATTATTCAGTAATAGGTCTAGCAGCAATATTTCCAGGTTCATTCTGGCCTGTCGTCCTGATGGGTTCTGTTTTAGAATCTGCAAAACTGATAACTGCATCATGGTTATACCGCAACTGGAAAACAGCACCAAAAATATTAAAGTATTATTTGACTTCTGCTGTTGCCATTCTGATGCTCATTACATCAATGGGTATCTTTGGGTATCTCTCTAAAGCACACCTTGAACACGCATCAGATATTAGTCCCGTTGCAGATAAAGTTGCGGTGCTTGATGAGAAAATACAAACTCTGAAACAAAATGTTGAATCTAACAGAAAAACACTAAAACAACTTGATGATGCTGTTGATAATGTTATGTCTCGTTCAGATTCGGAACGAGGAGCAGAAAGATCCATTCAAATTAGAAAAGCACAACAAAAAGAAAGAAGTCAACTTAATGAAGAAATAAACAAAACACAAAAAGAGATTGCAAAACTAACAGAAGAAAGAGTACCTCTCACAGTAGAATTACGAAAAGCTGAATCTGATTTTGGTCCTATTAAATATGTGGCTGAACTTATCTATGGGTCTGGCGAAAAAGATATTATAGATAAAGCGGTGAGATTGGTAATCATTTTAATTATGATTGTATTTGATCCTCTTGCTGTGCTATTATTGATAGCAAGTAATATTTCTTTTGCTTCTTTAGAGAAAAAACCACCAAGGAAAAAATATGATGAGAGAGAAAAGAATCCCGTATACCAGAGGGTACTTGAAAAAATGGAAGAAGCGAAAAGAAAGCTTGAGGACGATAATGATACGCCTCCGCAAGAAGTACCCAGGGAAGAAAAACCAAGACATGAGGAAAGGTCTGATGAGGTGGTACAAGTTCGTAAAGAAAATGTCATTGTGATAGATGAAGCATCTGGTGAATCCATACCACCTATTACTAAAGAACCTACACACGAAAAAGTAGAAACACACATTGCACCAGGATTGTTTACAGTAGAACATGTTGCAGTAAAAAAATTAGAACCTAAATACGACTACGATGAACCTTTAGCCTTTAAAGAAAAGGATAATAAATGAGTATACTTGAAAAAATTAAAAAGAATAGCAGCATTAAAGAATCTGCGATTTTATCCAAATCAAAGTTCTTTACACAGAAAGATATGATTCCAACTTCTGTGCCAGCTATCAATATTGCATTGAGTGGTAAACTAGATGGTGGATTGACTCCTGGTCTGACAATGTGGGCAGGACCATCAAAACACTTCAAAACTGCCTTCAGTCTTTTGATGGCTAAATCTTATTTGGAGAAATACAAAGATGCAGCCCTTTTATTTTATGACTCTGAGTTTGGTACTCCTCAATCTTATTTTACCTCATTCAATATTGATACCGATAGGGTGCTTCACACTCCTATTACTGATATTGAACAGTTAAAGTTTGATATAATGAATCAGTTGACGAATCTTGAACGTGATGATAAACTTATTATCGTTATTGATTCTATTGGTAATCTAGCATCAAAGAAAGAAGTTGAAGATGCATTAGATCAAAAGTCTGTTGCAGATATGAGCAGAGCAAAACAAATCAAATCTCTGTTCCGTATGGTGACACCACATTTGACAATGAAAGATATACCTATGATTGTAGTGAATCACACATACAAAGAGATTGGTATGTTCCCTAAAGATATTGTTGGTGGTGGTACAGGATCGTATTATTCTGCTGATAATATTTTTATTATTGGTAGACAGCAAGAAAAAGAAGGACAAGAAATTGTCGGATATAATTTTATAATCAACGTAGAAAAAAGCAGATATGTCAAAGAAAAATCAAAGATACCTATTTCTGTATCCTTTGACGGTGGTATTAGCAAGTGGTCTGGTTTATTGGATATTGCACTCGAAAGTGGTCATGTAACAAAACCAAGTAATGGCTGGTACTCTCGTCGTGATGAAGATGGAGTTTATGAAGATAAAAAGTATAGAGTGAAAGATACAGAAACCAAAGATTTTTGGCTTCCTGTACTGAAACAAAAGTCCTTCCGAGAATTCATTGAAAGCAAATATTGTATTGCTAATGGAGAAATTATCTCTGATGATGAAGTGGAAGAAGTGTTTGATGTTGAAACTACTAATGGAGCATAAATGACTGAAGGAATAGACTATTGTTTCATCTATCCTAAAGATGATCCACAATCGGTACATGTTCGTCTATTAAATGGTAAATACAAAGATACTATATTCAAATATGGTAAGGTAAAGTTTGAAGAAAGACATGGGAATGTGTATTTACTTTTTGCTTATGATGTGTTAGAATCTACAGTTGATAAACCCAAGAAGCTAGAGAAAGACGCAGACTTCAAAAACTACTTGGGTGATTTGTTGGTAGAAGTCATGTCGGGCAATCTTGAACAGGATATAATTGATGAAACTGGAACAGACGATATTAAAGAATCTGATTTACAATGAGGAATATGTTAGAAAAGTTATTCCTTTCCTAAAGACAGAATATTTTCAACATGGTACTGAAAGAATAATTTTCAATGAAATATCATCATTCATATCATCTTACAACTCTCCACCAACGATTGAAGCTATTACACTTGCCATCAAAGAAAAGAAAAATCTTACAGATGACCAAGTGGCGCAGTGTGAAACTTACCTACAAGAAATTGTTGAAACTTCAAAGGATGAAACCAAAATCGCTTGGCTCCTTGACAAATCCGAAATATTTTGTCAAGAGAAAGCTATTTATAATGCTGTCTTGGAAAGTATTTCTATTCTCGATGGAAAGGATAAATCTAAAGAGAAGGGAGCTATTCCCAAGATACTGGCTGACGCATTGGGTGTAGGTTTTGATACAAACATTGGTCATGATTACTTAGAAAACTCAGATGAACGATTTGAATTTTATCACAGAAAAGAAGAACGTATTCCGTTTGATCTTGAATACTTTAACAAAATTACAAAAGGTGGTCTTCCAGCTAAGACTCTTAATATCGCTTTGGCTGGTACCGGTGTTGGTAAGTCTCTTTTTATGTGTCATGTGGCCGCTGGCTGTATGGTACAAGGGAAGAATGTCCTCTACATCACAATGGAGATGGCAGAAGAAAAAATTGCAGAACGAATCGACGCAAATCTATTGAATGTAACCATCGATGAGCTTGCAACATTACCTAAAGAAATGTATGACAAGAAAGTTGAAAGAGTAAGAAAGAACACAACAGGTAAACTTATTATCAAAGAATATCCTACCGCAGCAGCATCTACTATACATTTCAGGACACTCCTAAATGAACTTCATCTCAAACGTAGCTTCACTCCTGACATTATTTTTATTGATTATCTTAATATTTGCGCCTCCGCAAGAATCAAAGCAGGAGCAAATGTCAACTCATACACCTATGTCAAATCAATTGCCGAAGAACTGCGAGGTCTTGCAGTTGAGTACGGAGTTCCAATCGTCAGTGCTACACAAACTACAAGAAGCGGATTTACTTCATCTGATCCCGGGTTGGAGGACACAAGTGAGTCTTTTGGTTTGCCAGCAACAGCAGATTTGATGTTTGCTCTGATAACATCAGAAGAACTTGAAGCATTGAATCAGATTATGGTTAAACAGTTAAAGAATCGTTATTCTGATCCTACGATGCATAAAAGATTTGCTGTTGGTATCGATAAATCAAAAATGAGGCTGTATGATGTTGAACAAGCAGCACAAGATGGTATCGTCGATGCAGGCAAAGTTGACGATAAGCCACTGAATACTTTTGGTGATAGAGAAAGACTGTCGGGTAAGAAGAACAAATTTGGTGGCTTCAAGGTATAAATATTAGACTAACATAAGCGAGGTTTGACATGCCACTAAGCACTGAACAAGTAAAGTCGGTAGAAAAAATATTAAGAGAAACCTATCAAGAAGTTACCTTTGATGGTAAAAAGAAAATGGTAGTTTTTGTCGATAACCCCGACAGAGCGTACCGAAAAAAAATTCTACAAGCTATACAAAAAGAGTTCAAAGCTGCTCCATGGAAAGCAACGTACACTGAACCAAGCAGTGGAGGAAAAACAGGAGCAGTTAAGATGGCTCCTATTCAAATTGAAGTCAAACCAAACGCAAAAGCAAAACCAATTTCAACAGGAAAGGCAAAGTTTAAACCTTCGGATATAACACCATCAATTGTCAATGACTGGTTAAGTCCTGAAGAAATGGTTAAAAATGTTGAACAATACATCAAAAGTGTAGATTTAGAAAGTCAAGTAGAAAAAGAAATTCTACATCTTTTGAAAGAAACTGCAAAAGATACAAGCACTGCAATTCCTTTTGATGCACCTAAAGATTTAGTTCCTGCTGAATTTTTTGAAGTATTAACTGCGGTTAAGCTTGCAGTTCTTTTACGTTCTAATGACACAAAAATTAGAAATGTTTTGGGTATACCTAAAAAAATGGATCTTTCGAAAAGTAAAATTAAAATCTATATCCCACAAAAAGCAAACTTTCCTTTGATCGATTATTATATAAGTGTAACAGCAACAGAAAAGAAAGACGAAGATTCTGCATTAAAAATAAGTGTAAAATCTAAAGTGAAAAGTCCAAAAGCAAATACAGTTAAATTTAAAGACGTATTTGAAAAAGAAAGAGATGTTGATAATTGGTACAAAGGATTAAACAGAACTTTACAAAAAGAGCAAATTGGACCTAGAACTGTGGCCGAATCTGCTCTTGGTGTTTATGGTGGGTATTCAGGAAAATCATTATTTGGTGTTCCTATATTTTCTATGTTGAATTTGTTAAAAGAAGATAAAGCAAATATAACAAGATTAATTAAAACAGAAATAGGAGAACATGTTACTGCAATACAATTTGAATCTATATTAAAAGAAATCACTAAACAAGCAAAAAGTATTTCAAACAATACTGAACTATCTGATGTGCTAAAAGGAGAAAACTTAAAAAGTGCAATAAAATTGATTCAAGGATCAATGTCAAAAGCTGGTGGAACAGAAGTTAAAAATAATGTTTATAATTTAGCTTACGTTTGCGAAAGACTCCTTGTTACCTCCAGTAAGAAAGATTCGGTCACGAAATATAATTACTATCAAATGTTTTTTGATGAAGTCTTAACAAAGAAAAAAATTGCATATGCAGTCTCATCATTAAAAGGAAAACAATTACATTATAACTTCTACTCTATGGTAAACTTCACACAAGAATATGCATCATGGTTAGAGTTGAGGTCTAAGAACTCACCAAATCAACCGAATGATGTTATTGGTATTGATGTTTAAGGAAATTTATGCCACTAGATTTAAATATACAAAACATACTTAATGAATTTGATGATGATGATGACTTTGGATTTTCTGCTGTATCTGAAGAAGAATATAATTCGGTAATTAATAAAACTGCTGAAACTGCTGATGATTATAAAACTAGGCTCAGTGAAGTAGAAAAGCTAATTATTCCATTTTTGCAAAAATTATATAAAACAGCAGATAAAGAATACATTTACTGGCCAAACAGAAAGCCTGTAATTGAGAAGCAGATTGAAAGAATACTCAAACTCACAAGAGGCTAAAAATTTTAACAATAACAGAATCCGCAGCAAACAAAATTAGAAGAATTATTGACGAAGAAGATCCTAACCTAAAGCTTAGAATTTTTGTGCAAGGTGGTGGATGTTCTGGTTTTCAATACGGATTTACATTAGAAGAATTGCCACCAGCAGATGATGATTTTACATTTGAAAAGGATGGAATACAAGTAGTCGTTGATGGTATGAGTATGCAATATATGAATGAAGCTGAGATTGATTATGAAGAAACACTTATGGGGGCAGAATTCAAGATAAAAAATCCGAATGTGACAGCAACTTGTGGTTGCGGATCATCATTTACGGTATAGGAAATGTCAGACGATATCAAACCAGATTTCAAAAAATTTAAAAACAAAAAGAAACTAACAGTACCAGAAGAATTTCTAGATAATGCAAAAAGTTATGAAGATAAACAAATGCTTGTAAGAGTATTGACTGAAAGAGAAAAAGGAAGAGTTCTTCTAATAATGAAGTCCCTGTTAGCTGATGCAGTAAAATCAAGAAACCGAAAATGAAACAATTACTTGAAATGCTACCTAAAATCTTAGGCATGATGCCTGAGATTGTGAAATATATAAAATATATCCCAATAATTATGGCGTTAGCAGGTATTGGTTATGGTGTATATTATGTAACAAAGAACTACAGAGATCCTTACA